CGGCTTGTGTTGTAACGCTTCGTCTTACCCAGCGGGTCGGTATTCGAGACACGAATCAGCTGACCCTTGAGTTTGTTCATGCTCGCCAGGACGTTTCGGATCTCCTGTGTGTTCATCGCCTTGGACAATGCGTTTGCATTCGAGTTTGCGTGCATTACTGTGGACCAATATTTTTTTACATCAAGTCGCAAAGCGACTTGTTTGTCTAGAAGATGTTACTTTACGCACCTCCACGGAGACGGAGAACAAGATGTAAAGTCGACTCTTTCTGCACGTTATAATCAGCCATCGTACGATCATCCTCGAGCTGCTTACCGGCAAAGATGAGTCGCTGTTGATCCGGAGGGATACCCTCCTTGTCTTGAATCTTGGACTTGACACTCGCAATAGTGTCAGAACTCTCTACTTCAACGGTTATAGTTTTCCCAGTAAGAGTTTTAATGAAGATTTGCATCTTTTATTGGGTAACGAGACATTTTTTTAACCCGATGCGTTCAGAACACGCACGTGCAATCCTGTACAGTTCCGTGACGTTTGTTTCAGTGATTTCATCGAGGTGTTCATCCGTCACGACTGCAATCAGAATGTGGTATTTTTCATAAAAATTTGTAGCTGACCACAAACCAGCCCACGGACGTTCAGTCTGTGGGTTGAATGTGTGCCTAAAGTCCCGCAGAAACGATGAAAATATCTCCATACATATCTGTTTCTGAAGATATTTTTTTAAACTCGTAAAGCAACCTGTTTCGACACGCGACATACGAAGGATCTGAAATAGCTCGACGCCATTTTCTCTGAATCACGCGGGCATGGTGGTCCGCCTTGAACATCTCGTATTTCAGACTTTCGTACACTGTCAATCGAACGACGTTGATTGTGTTTTCGACGACACGGTCGATATGTTCGAACGGATCGCGTGGAAACGGCACATTCATAGATGCCCAGACGACGTGACAAAGCGCGTTTCGACAGTACTGTAAAATAGGAACTACCGCTGTATACGCGTACCGGCGAACCCACGGTGCGAAAACGTCACGGACCGTTGCGTTGATGTTTTCAAAGTCGTCGGTTTCGAGTCGGTCCGTCGCCTCCCACCGTCTCATGTCGGTATGAACAGTCAATTGAAATCCAAGTTCTTCGGATAAATGCTCGATAAGCATATCCATAGATTTATTTTGTGCACACCTCTTAAATGGCAGGTCTCACCGGTACTCAGGCACTCCTGATTGTTCTCATCATCCTCATGTTTTTCCTGGTTTTCAGACGTTCAGCGCGTCGCCCGGAGGACCCGTGGCGTCCACGCCCCGGGTGGTGGCCCGAGGAGCGCGCCCTCCGCCGTTACGAGGAGCGCCGCTGAGTTTAATCCTTTCCACCGCAGGTGGAAAGTCCGTCACATTAAGGAATCGGTGCACAGACTCGTTCAAAGGGTGGATTTTCAGTCCGAAGTTCTTTGGGCACTTTCGACGGCCAAATATATCCCCAGTCTGCATAATCACCAACATCAAACGAGTAGTATGTCGGCATTTTTCGGTTCAGTGATGCCCGGTGTGACATCATCAACGGTTCCCAGCCCCACCACCACGGTGGGCGAGGGTTTTTACAAACCGGTAGTTTTTGCATTGTATTTTTGTACCCACGAGCTACCCATTCATCAATCATAGTGTTACAGTACAAAGCCAAAAAACACGTGTGTCCAGTCCACATGAGAGTCGCGGGGTGTTTCGTCCACCCTTTCGTCACTCCCATGAGGGCTCGCCAGAGTTGATACGCCTCGACGCGTTGTTTCCCGAGCCTGCGATAATCAAGAGCTTTCGCACATTCGACGACGGAATCGGATGTGACAAAGGTGTTGACCATTTTTGATTTCGTCTTGAAAATATCAGTCAGACACGACCACGACAGATTTTCTTGAACAAGAACATGGAGAGAGCCCAGAAGGCTTACCGTAATTATAAAAACGCCAACAAAGCATTTCGCGAAGCATCGACTCAATTGAGAAAAATTGGGTTCTTGTCGGAATTGAAGTACTTCCCAAACATAGGTCCAAAAGAGGCACAAAATATGAATAAAGTCTATCAAAAGGCTCATCAGAACATGATCAATGCGTATAGACGTAGAACCAACGCTCATGCTGTTCTTAGCGGATTGGCGTACAAGTTTGGAGTTGCAGGCGGAAACGCAAATCAGATGAAAAATATACTGAACCAAATCAAATACGCACCACCAAACAGACCCGGTGGGTTTGGTGGGTTCGGATACGAAATGGCTGCACTCCGGTGGCGCAAAAAACCCAATCGCGCGAAATCAGCATCGCCTCGCCGTCGTTCCCCACTCAAAAGAGCTCACTCAGCGTAGGTTGTGTTGAGGCGTGATGAACGTCGGGTCTGGGTTTGATGGTGTATAGTTTGATACGAGTTGTTTGACAAGTGCAGGGTTTTCGATGGAAATTAGTTTTTGACGTTGCTGTATGATTCCTTTGACCGAACGTTTCAAATGACGAGCAATCTCCTCGTCGGTCGAACCCTTCTCAGTCATAAACTTAATTGCATCCTTTTCATCACGTGAATACCCTTTTCCGTAATTTACATTTCCTTTTTCGTCTTGTATCCTTTTACGAAAACGAATGATACTTGTGTTGTACATCCGTGTATACTTGATACACTCTTCAATGGGTAAAGAGAGAATCTCCTGCTCGGTGAGTTGAATTCGTTGCTCCATTTTGTTTGACCTAGAGAGGTTTTGCTTTTACTTGTCAATGACAGCACACGATATTTCAGATTTCATCGATTCCATCAAGGAACACTTGACAGATGCCCAGTACAAAGAGGGTATGGAAATTTGTCAGAGTGTGTTTAAGAAAAAGGAAGCCTCGGCTGAAAAACTGTACCGGATGACATACCTTCGTCCATATACGTTCGTGGATGACCATTGCGACGACGAAGATTGTGAGGATATGACGTTTCGCATCGCATTCAACAAGGTGGTTGCGCTCGTCAAGTTGTCTGATGCGCGCGCTGAGCGGATCCGCACGGACAATATGTTTTACGGATCGGATGAGGATATGAAGCCGTTCATCGATCTTCAGGTTCTACGTTCGTTTCCGTCAGACTTGGCTGATCTCGACTCTGACATTCAGTGGTATGAGTTTCCTGTGATTTCACTGGAACTGATTGATGACGACGAGGAGTCAGTTTAGTTTTTTCTTACCCAGTAACCTTTGTTCGAATTGTACTTGTGTGTTGTTTTCAGGGTATTGTACGCGTTATTACCCATTCCTACATTATGGACATGATTTCCGTATTTTACACGGACCATTCTCATAACACCGTTATTTCTGCTGGAAGAACTCGGTGCGTATTGTACCCGAGGAGAATTAGCTTTCTTCGCTGCATTGTACTTTGCAGTTGCAACCGTGAGTGCTTTTTTAGCGCGCTGGCGACGCAGCCATGCTGCTCTCAGAGTTAGAAATACCATTTAGTACATGCTGAGAAATTATTTTCATTCACCGGATAAAGTTTTTTTTCTATTCACCCTTTTGTGCTCATCACACACAGGAACTTCTGGAAACACCGCGTCACATAGGGCAATTCGTTTCGCTATGTTTATAAATGTTATAGGGTCGTAGGTTCCTTTCATATAATTACAGTTTTTACAACATGGACGACAATTTTCAACCGTGTAACATACATTTGAATCTAAACGGTCTATACCATTCACACGAATTTCGAGGTCAATGTGTTTACAATACACACATGGACTCGTAAGCATTTCTTTTGCGTAGTCATCAGAAAGTTGCCATTCAATACCACGGATTATGGCTGCACGTTTCAAAGCATCTAGTCGATGATTTACATTGGTACGATACCAATTCGCGGAATGTTCTGCATTTTCAGCACGCCACGTGGAATGTACTTGATTATTATGTTCTCTGTATTCAGCGGGACGTTCTTCGAGCTGTTTTTCCCGCCAAATTATGTCATATCTCTTTTCTTTTTGTAGTTCGTTATGAGCTTCACGTCGTTCTGGTTTCGCGTCGTATTTTTTTCCTTTCGTACGGCATTTATTACATGTTGAACATTCGCGTCCTTTTTCGTTTACAAACTCATGTATAGGTTGTAAACCTCGTGTGCAATTCGTACATTTTTTAAGTTCTGCCATCCTACTATATGGTAGGAAAATATTCTTTAAGCCCCAAGAACCTGGAACGTTCTTGGGGCCGAAGCCCTCTTTTTGGTTTTTTTAATTTTAAATCCGACCATACAATATTTATATGGGTGGAATCAGTTCGAGAATGCAAGACCCCCCATCCCCGATTGAATTCTGAGGATGTTGTAGTTCACCGCGAACAGCTTCTGCAGGGTTGCCTGGTTGTTGGACTTCATCTGCACGGACACCTGGGCGTTGTCAATGCGAGAGAAGTTGCAAGTGCCAGTCGGCTGGTGCTCCTCCGGCTGCAGGGCGAAGGAGTACACGTAGATGCCGGGGTAGGGAGTGCCGGTGTGGTGGTAGAATGGCTGGACCTGGTTGAAGTAGTTGCCGTACTGCTCCTTGAAGCGGTCCTGGCCGTTGAGGATAACCTTGAACAGGTGCAGAGGACCCACCTCCACGCCCGTGCCGACGCCACCCAGGAACTGGGTGCCCTGCTCGACCCAGTAGGCGTTGCCGGTGAAGTTGGCGGTGCCAGCCAGACCGAAGGTGTTGGTCTGGGTGCCGGCGGTGCTCACCAGCTGGGGCACGCCAGTCACGTTGGGCATGATGTAGTTGTTGGATGCCTGCAGAGCCAGCACGTTGGACGTCACGTTCACGTTGCCAGTGGCCGTGCAGAAGTTCCACATGGCGTTCAGGTTGGCCGTGGCGCTGGCGTTGGGGTTGGTGTAGCACCACACCAGCTCCTTCACTGGGTGGTTGAAGGACAGACGCACCAGCTGCACAGAGCCCTCAGTGCCGGTGGCAGACAGCTGGTCACCACCGGTGTGCTGCACCTGCTCGATCAGGTACTCGTGGCCCTTCTGGGCGAAGCGGCGGCGCTCCTCAGTGTCCAGGTACACGTAGTTGGCCCACACCTCGAATGCGTTGGTTGAGCCGAAGTAGCTGGTGTAGTAGGCGGTCAGGTCGAAGTCCAGGCGCACCTCGTGGTACTGCAGGGCAATCAGGGGCAGGTACAGACCGGGGTTGCGGTTGAAGAAGAACAGCAGGGGCAGGTACACCTTGGATGGGGACAGAGCCGCGGTGACGGTGCCGGTGGCGCCCTGAGCGATGGGGTTAGCCATCGTGGTCATCTTGCCCCACGCGTACTTGTCGGACTCGTTCAGGAACACCTCGGCGTACAGGCGCCACCAGGTCTGGTAGTGCTTGTCGATGCGCTGGCCACCGATGGTCAGCTCAACAGCGGCAATGGCACGCTCAGCCACCCAGTTGGTGTCGAACACGGAGTTGTTGGAGGTCAGCACGTTGGATGCCGGGGTCAGAGCCACGTGCATGTTGCCGACCAGGTCGCCGTTGCGGGCAATGGTCACGGACACGCGGCCGCTGCTGCTGGGCGAGCCGTTGGTGGTCTGCTGGATCAGCTCCATCGCGAAGTTGGTGTGACGCTTGTACACAGCCTGGAAGAAAGTCACCTTGGGGTTACCGGTCAGGTAAACATCCTGGGCGCCGTAAGCAACGAGCTGCATAAGTCCTCCTGCCATGGTCGCGTTTGTACTATACACCGAGAAAATAATTTCGGACGCGGGGCGGGCCGAGGGCGCGCCTCAGGGCCTAAACATTTATGTCCAATTAGTATAAATGGCTGACCACGATGAGAACCCCGATATTGACCTGGATGCTGAGGGCGAGGATGACTTTGACGAGATGATGGACCCGATGGAGGCTCTTGCCAATTTCCTGGCGACCGACGACGGCGAGACCATCGCCACCTCCCTGGCTAGCCTGAAGGACACGGCTGCCCTGATGGCCAAGCACATGGAGAAGCAGAACCTCATCTTGGTGAAGCTGCTGTCTGCTGTGTCCAACATCAAGGGATGTGAGTGCAAGGCGGCCGCGCCTGCCTCTTAAGTCCGCACCTGGATGTCCGCCATCCATTGCATTCGCCTCATGCCCGGGGTCACTCCCTCTTAAAAAAATATAACGCTCTTGTACTATGATGGTCCCGGCTGACGTGCACACACTCGACCGGGACCAACCAGCAGAACATGCGCACGAAATTCGCATGGAAGTCATGCGTTCTGAGGTGTCAAGTCTCATCCCAGAACGTCTCGAACATTTCATCGGTCAACTCGAGGAAAAGATGGGTCTCACCTGTAAAGGTGACCGGTTTGCACCGCTCACCAATGGATTTAGACAATTCTTCCGGGATGACGAGCTGGACCCGAATGGTATGCCCCAGAATGTGGATCTGGAGCGG